CATTGTTTCCAAGGTTGTAGCTGGGGGCGGCGCCGTGAATTGTTAGAACGACGGCGTCGTCGGGGTTGTCGTCGGTGAAGAAGAGCACGGCACACTCGCGGCCGGCGATGATGTCGGGGGCGCTGATGTCGGTCGCGACGGGGATGGTGGCGATGACGGAGGGCGCGGCGGTGGCGAGCTGGACGTCGGCCTTGTGGGTGGCGGCGTTGTAGGCGCGGATGACGGCGCGGTGAAGGGTGGTCATCGGTCGGCGAGCGCGATCGTCTGGTGGTAGGCGGGCGGGCGGTCGCGGCGGCGGCGGTAGTGGGTCGTGATGGCGGTGACCCGCTGGCTGCCTGGCTGGGCGATGACATAGCGGACGTCTGAGATTTGGAGGACGTCGTTGATCTCGATGCCGCAGTGGACGGGCGCGGTGATCGTGTGGCGATGGGCGGCGATGGCGCTCTTGCGGGCGGTGTTGCCGGCGCGGTCGGCGGCCTCGGCGGCGGTGAGCTCGCGGTCCACGATGATCAGGGGGCCGGTGGGCGTGAGGGGGGTGTGGATGTAGTCGATGCTGTCGGCGAGAGTGGTGGCGGCGGCGCCGGCGGCGACGCGGACGTGTGCGGTGGGGGGGGCGGCCTCGCTGTACTGGCCGCTGGTGAGTTCGTGGCCGGCGGCGGGGAGGTGCGGGAAGCCATATTTCTCGTCGGTGCCGTCGCCGGCCAGGGGTTCGTTGACGGTGAGGAATTCGTTGCGGGTGAATATAACGTCGGGGAGCCGGTCCATGAGGCGGGCGATGGCGGTCGCCAGGCTTTCGCCCGGGGTTATCGTGGTGGCGGGCATGAGGTTGCTGAGCTCGGGGCTGCCGCCGATGCTGCTGAACTCGTAGCCGGCGGCGGCGGCGATGCGGGCGAGCTGGTTGAAGATGCTGCGGACGGCGGGAGGGTTGGCGCGGACGCGGGTGGTGCGCCAGTTGTGGAGCTCGTTGAAGGGCGTGTTAAGGGTGAGGACGGTGGTCTTGGGGCTGCCTGTGTCGACGGTCCAGGCGGCGATCTGGAGGACGTGGGCGGCGACGCTGAGGTTCACGGGCGGGGTGGCGGCGAGGTCGACGTAGCCGAGGGCGATGGAAACCTGGGCGCCGATGGTGAGCGGCGTGGGCATGGGGTTGTTGTTGTAGGTGTCGCGGGAGTTGTCGAGCGTGAGTTTGGCCTGGCGGCGGCTAAAGGGTTCGTCGTGGTGCTCGTAGGCGAGGACGTCGGCGGTGACGTCGAGGATGGCGGGGTCGGCGACCAGCTGCTGGTGGACGCGGCGGGCGCTGGTGAGGAAGAGGTTGGTGTTGTCGTTGCTCATGGCGAGGCCGAAGCTTTCGGCGAGGTTGTAGGGTGTGGGTTCACGCCAGAGGTCGTTCGCGAAGTCGGCGGTGGCGGGGGAGTTGGTGAAGTAGAGGCGCTGGTAGGCGTTCGTGCCGGCGTAGACCTCGCGGTACATGATGCGATAGGTCGAGATGCGGCTGATGGTGGGGTCGCTGTGTGTGATCTGGGCGGGCGCCTGGGCCTCGGTGAGGGTCATGGGGCTGCCCCAGGTGTCGTTCGCCTGGCTGATTCCGTCGCCGAAAATGCGGGTGGCGACGCGGGAGGCGAGGGTGACGGGGTCGGTGCCGGTGATCACACAGTTGTAATCGCCGGAGTAGACGGCGGCGAGGCCGGTGGGGGTGAGGGCGCCGTCGGCGGTGTCGAAGGGGTCCCAGACGCCGGCGGCGAGCCGCCAGGCGCGGGTGTTGGCGGTGTTGTTGGTGAGTACGACGATTTCGGTGGTGCTCTTGGCGGCGGCGGCGATACTGCTGACCGTGACGGGGTTGGTGATGGCGAGGGCGAAGGCGCCCCAGGTGGCACCGTTGTCGGAGCTGGTGGCGCGGTAGATGGTGGTGGGCGCGGCGTCGTCGACGGCAAAGACGTCGATGGTGGCGCCGGTCTGGGAGGCGGCGACGAGGCGGGTGCCGGTGCGAAAGGAGGTCCAGATAGAGTAGTCGCTGCCGGATGTGGGCGTGGTGACGCGCTGGCGGTAGAGGGTGGTGCCGTCGATGCGGAAGCGGTTCAGGCTGCCGTCGGTGGGGACGGCGGCGGCGTGGGGGCCGATGGTTTCGGCGCCGTTGCGCCACTGGTTGGGGCGGAGGCGGCGGATGTTGGCGTGACGGTCTTTGATGAGGACTTCGATGTAGGGCTGGCGTACGGGCTGGCGCTGCGCTGCGGTGAGGGCGGCGGCGAGCGTGCGCACGTCAGGGGCCGGGGTCGCGCGTCTCTGTGCTGATGGGGGCCGCGGGCTGGTAGAGGTAGGCGACGCGGACGCCGGCGCGGGGGACGGCCTGGGCGTGGTAGGCGGCCCAATGCTGGGCGGACAGGGCGCGCCAGTCGCGGGGAGCGAAGGCGCCGCCGGTGTTTATGGCGTTCGTGGTGTCGGCCTGCTGCTGGTCGCAGGCGAGGGCGGCGGCGGCGCGGAGGACGGCGGTGTCGTGGGTGGTGGGGAGTGTGCCGTCGGCGACGAGGTGCGTCGATTCCCAGAAGAGGCGGACGTTGCTGCCGTCCGGGACGTCGGAGCCGAGTAGTGTCAGGGTGAGGCCCCAGACGCGGAAGGGGACGAAGGTTTCCGGGAAGTTGCCGGTGGGGTACTCGGCGGCGCGGATGCGGATAAGGTCGGTGAGGGAGCTGATGCTCACGTCGCGGTTGCCGGCGGTGGTGGCTATGGTGCTGGTTTCCTCGTTGGGCGTGCTGCGGCTGAGCAGGCGCAGGGCCTCGTCGATGTGGTCGTTTAGCTCGGCGTCTGTCCAGATGGCGACGGCGGCGTCGTCGAGCAGGGTGCGGAGGCGGGCGCGGAACGTGGCCTGAGTGGTCACGGGTGGCCGGCGTTAGCCGGCGGGAGCGCGGGCGGGGGACCGGCGCGTTTTTTGCTGACGGGATCCCGACGGCGTTTTACGCGGGGGCGCTGGCGGTGGGGGTCGACCAGGACGGCCTTGCAGTTGCTGCAGCGGCGCCCGTCCTGTTCAAGGAGGACGTTGGAACGGCAGCGGGGACAGGGGACGCCGGACACGTTAGTTCGTCCAGGCGGCGCTGGTGATGCCGTCGAGCCGGGCGACCGCCTGGCTGGCCTTGAGGGCGATGGCGCCATAGTGCTTCAGGCGCCAGCGGTTGGCGTCTTTCGTCTCAAGGGTGCCGACGGCTTCGAGCCGGATGATGGACTCGAGCTCGTCGGTGGCGGCGGGGTCGGTGGCGCCGATGCCGAAAAGGCCGTCGGGGGCGAGGCGGGCGGCGAAAATGCTACTGGTAACGCCGCCGGTCTTGGTGCTGAAGGCGCTGGAGGCGATGGCTTCGACGTCGCCGATAAAGTCGGCGGGGAGCAGCGGGACGTCGCTGTAGAAGCGGACGGGGCGGCTGATTCCCTGCATGGTGCTGAGCGCGAGGTCCCACCCCTGCGAGCGGGCGAGCTGCTGGATGCCGCGGATGCTGCGGCGGCTGGCAATGAGGACGTCGGGCCGCGGCCGGACGAGGTCGATGAGCTGGTCGAGAAGGGTGAAGCTGCCGGCGCCGCCGACGGCGCCCGAGCCGGCGTGGACCTGCTGGGCGGTCACGTCGTCGCTGATGATCTCGTGCAGGCCGTCGAACTCGTTGGGGTCGGCGTCGATGCTGCCGTAGATGGTTTTGTCCCCCCAGGTGTCGGCGAAGTTGCGCGCCTTCATGGCCAGCAGCTCGGCCTCAAGGTCCTGGTCTTTGGAGCGGGTGACGCGGAGAAACTTGTCGATGTCGGCGTCGCCAATGAGGATTTTGAGGCCGACGGTGATCAGGCTGGTCGTGGGCACGCCTTCGGTGACGGTGCCGCCGGGGGCGATGAAGGTTGGGGGGCTGGCGGCGTTCTCGCGCTGGTACTGGGTGGCGTTGCCGAGGACGGGCGTGAAGGGCAGGAGGCCCAGCAGGGGGTTGGCGTCCATGCTGGTTTCGGCGACGCCTATGAGCACCTGGTTGGTGCTGTACTTGTCGGCTTCGGCGAGGGTGAGGGCCAAGGGTTAGCTCCTGGTGCTGAGGCCGTGGCGGATGCGGTCGATGGCGCGCAGGCCGGTGACGGCGTTGTTCTCGCTGCGGGCGGGGGCGGCGGCGGGG